TTAATGTAAGCATAATTATTAATCCGGTTTACTACTCTCTTGTTTCCCAAGAATAGTGGTAGCAAATCTAATGTGGTAATCGGTAACGCATTACCAACAGTCCACAAATAGTCTGCTAGGCGAATAGGACGTGCCAGAAATTCTGACATATCCATATCCGCATTGTGTAGCATATCAAAAGTATCGTCTTTTGATGGTGCTACGGTTGTGTCCATACCTGGTAAGCCTTCTGCAAACTGTAAAGCTACATTAGACTTATCTGATATTGACGGTGTACTCTTGACATTATCTTCCATACCAGCTTGTGGTACTAGATCAATCTCAATTGGGGCGTCCACCCCTTCAGGTTCGTTGCCTGAAACAACTCGAGGGAAATTGCCCTCGAACATGTAATTTTCGAAATAAAGAGAAGTAAGTGAAATATGTTCAATGTCTTTTTACACTCATAAAGACAACATCTTATATAATATACAAATTAAAATACGTAAATAAAAACACAGAATTGCAAGCAATGATTTGTACAAGGTATCCAATACAATTCTGTAGGTCTCAAATTGACCAAATGAGTATTATAACCCCTCCGGGTGTGTTTATTACATAGACAAATCTAATTCCTCTACGTTTACGACGTTATCTGGCATTGAACCAACAACGGGAGCTCTCTGAGCTGCTTTGAGATTTGCTGCAATGCGTTTTGGACAATATGTGTCCATCCACTTGTTAGCTAATGCCTCGTAAGTCATCAAGTCCCAATTCTTTATTACAAGAGTTGTGCCTTTCATGGCTTCCCCGAGAACATTTTTATTAAACTCGAATACTTCCTTGCCGTGATAGAAAAATTCTACCAAAGCTGAAGTAACTATACCATACATGATATTAACCTCCTCGTGATTGGTGTTCTTTCTGTAACAAAAGAGTGATTTCCATATGGAATCAACATCTAATGCTCCAACGTAATAACCTCCAATAGCTTCTGTTTTAATACTTCTTCGTTTTAAGAAATCAGTTTTATCAATACTTAGAAATGGAGTTGC